AACACCCCTAAACTGCATGGCGACCAAGTGAGAGCGCCAGCTGCTATTAATGCGCTTGAGCCAGCCTCACTGGAACCGACAGCAGTAGGTGCTACTGTCGCAACCGCGCCCCTCAGCAGCCCCGCCCCAGCTGAGACGTACACGTGGTGGAACAAGCCGAAATTGACAAGAGGATGAACATCCCTGTCCTAGCTGGCACCGCCGGTGTCCTGGCTTTGGGCTTCGTTATCAACAAGCTCTTGCCCAGGCGCTACACCAGGCGCGAGCGCCAGCTGCTCAGGATCGCCGCTCAACTCAGCGGCCCTCCTGAGGATGAAGTAGATCCTTTGGTGGTGGTAGAGGGCAAGCGCACACGCGATGTTCAGGCGCTTGACGACAACGGCAACCTTAGGGGCGGGTTCTGGCGGCAGCTTGTTAGCGCCGCCCGCATCCGCTATTCGGGAGCCAAGTGGACGTCAGCGAACGAAACCAGCCTGCACCGCTACATCGCAAGATATTGCAGCGAGCGTGGTGTTCGGGAGTACGACGTGGAGGTTCGCCTTCCCGTTCTCACCATCGCCGTGTTCAAGCAGACAGAGATGCAGAATCTGGCGCAGTCCATCCGCGCAAAAGGCTTGGTGAACGGCGACTTCAGGACGCAGTTCACATAGGGGTGCCGGCTCCTCGTCCCTGGCACTGACAGTAAAACGTCAGTGGATGGCGCTGTGGAAGGCGTCAGGGTACGCAGGGAGGCGGATGCCCCCATATCTGGCAGACGATTCTATCGCACTCTGCTGGGTTACGAGGACAAGGTGCTGTCACCGTTCAACAGCACCATCGACACGCTCAACCATGCGGTGGTGGAGCGTGCGAAACTGGTGAAGGTAGCAGGTGGTGGGTTTGGCACCCCCCCCCGGCCACAACCCGGGGTGAGCTACGCAGCCTTCCTCGAAGCCTTCGAACCGAGCTCGTTACCCTCCGGCCCGATGACCACTGCGGAGTTCATCCGCAGCCGTCCTGGCCGCAAGAAGCGGGTTTATAAGGAGGCTAAGGCGAAGGCCGCTGGCACACACTTTGCTACTGAGGCGAAG